CATGACTCAGCCAACTTGGAAACACAATCAAAGTTCCATCTGAAGGGGGAATGTCTATACTTGATGTTTCGCTAGAGTAACGTGTGCCTATGTCAGTGTAGGCCACTGACCAAGGAGAATAAAATCTATTAATGCCGCTTCTGGTTGGCACATCACTTTCACCAGCATTTACATAGTAAATTGTGCTCCAGGAGCTGTTGGGATGAATGTGCATGTCGTGATAGCCACCAGCTTTGGTAATGTGACACCAGCTTTCGTGTACGTCAATTCCTATACGTGTACCAGCGGGCCAGCGATCTGCATTGGCATCCTTTGCTGCTTCAAATACTTTTGCTCGTCCCCAGTCAAGAAAAGCAGACACAGCTGGGTCCGGATCTTTCAAGAAATCAAAATCACTTTCGTATAAACCAGATTTTATTGACGTAGCAACACCACTGGTTCGTGCTTGACTTTGATGCTTTTCACAAACTGCTAACAATTGATCTTGATATTGACTGTGATGTTCCCAAGTAAACAAATACATAGGCACAGTCCACGCTGAAATAGATTGCATGTGGTATTTACAGCCAACAAAAAACCCGGCAATTTTTGCCGGGTTGTGATACGTCGTAATAGATTACGATGTAGCTAGTTTGAAGCCAACGTTGGTTGTTTGTGAACCACTAACGTTTACGCCACGAACTTGGCCGCTGCTGTTGGTAATTTGCACGTTGCCTAAACCAGTAATAGCTGTGTCTAGAGTTGCAGTTGTCCATGCACCAGTAGGATACAGTGCATAGCTGATCTGACCAGTGGAAGCACCTTCTACCTGATAGATAGCAATGGTTGCTTTTTCCTGGATAGCCTGGTTGATAGTTTGAACTACACCAGGATCAGTTACGTTACCGCACTCATTGCGCAGATCAATAGCTTGGTTAGAACCATTTTCAACAACCACAGCAAAAAAGTCCAGCTTAGGACCTTGCATCTGCACCAGTGCATCAGTGCTACCGATGTTGCCAGTTGGGTGGCCGTTTGCTACGTCAAGAGCGAAAACCGATTGTGCGTCACCATTTGGACGGAATAGAATTGCCATTTTAAATCTCCTTAATATGTGGACTCAGTGGTCCTACTTTTATTTAGCCTGATTTTGGAAATTTGGGCTGCTTACGCTAATTCTGGATTGTTTTTGAGTCTGTTGGCTGCGCTGAATGCAAAGCGATTCACAAGCTTGGCTCGGCCAGCATCTGTGGCCATTACCCAGCCTTCTTGCCCGGGCTGCTGCCTATCAAGTTGTTGCAGCACATCCATCTTCAGCTGATGTAGCAACAAGAACACAGAAAAAGCAGAACTCAGTCCATCGGTGTTGCCCTTGGGACTCTGCAGATATTCTATGATATTGCGGTATTTGCTGGGAGTTACATTTTGCTCCAACCAATCACCAAATCCTTGCAGTAGATTATCAAAGTCAGTGAAAATGCGTGAGTTAATATAGCGTTTGCAAAGTTCAGGTAAATCAGTGATACGTGCAGCTCGCAGATAGTCAGGACGGAACAATTGATCTATATTGTTGCCATGAGCACGTAGGATACTGCGTATTTCTTTAACCAGTTTGGTATTGGGCTCAACGCTCTTGATATCTTTCACTGTGGGAGGAATCAACAACAATCCTTGTACGTTGCGAGCATTGAGATTTTGTATAGCCTGCGGAGCACTGTTGGCATCATCATACTGAGTATGCACTGCAATACCAATGTCGCTGTTGGCAATACTTTGCCCCAGTGCGCTGTTGGCTGGAATACGATATTTCACTGTGTTGGGCTGAAACTCATAAGCGCCTGCTACCTCGGGAGGTGTTTGTGTGTACAACAAATCGCCTTGTAGATAACCGCGTAGGTTGCGCGGTGTGGCCTGTTCCAGTGCTGGCCATAACTGTTGGTACATGGCAATGAGTTCTTCACGGTCACCGCTGCGTTTGCGCATGATGTCGCCCAGCATGGCAGGACTAGTGGCTTTGCCATCATATCCTTTGGCACCAAAACCAGATTTGTCTGTTAACACAAATTCACCAGTGGGTTTACGACCCCAGATGATAGCGGGTTTTCCGTCCCATTTCACTGTGGTGGTACCCGCGGTGTCTTGAGCTCCGGCTAGAATAATTTGCAATGCCTGCTGGGCACCTTTGGTACCTGCATCAAACACAAGATCTTCTAGATGTGGAATACGTGCTTCTGCTTCTGTGAGCACACGTTGTTCAATCAGCGGTGTGTAGCCTTGATTTACTATTCTGTCACGCAGTCGTGCCAAAAAATACACTTCAGTTTCTTCTGACCTGTCTTCAAAAAATGGCACACCTTCACGAGCAAAGTGTTCTCGTGCGTCAGCTAACTTGGCGTCGCGTTTGGGATCCTTTTCCAGTGCTTGAACCATGGTTTCCACGGATGCTAAATTTTGTTTTGTGGCACGAGGGTTCAACAACAGTTTGGCTATTTTGTCAGGATCATTGGATATTAATTCGTTAGTGGCGCGATCCACAATACCTACATTTTGATTTACTTTGTATCCCATGCTTTTGGCAATGCTGTTCATGAGTATGTTGCGATCCGCGCCTTTGTACTCACTGTCAGGTGGTGACCCTGCTAGCATAAACTTGGCCCAGTCTAAATTGGTTACAAACATAAAATCAGTTTGTACAAATCCAGCTGTTGGGCGACCATTTATTGGAGTTTTAAAGTGTACACTGATACCTGACTTTTTGATCCAGTCTTTGGCTTCTTGTCCATGACCAATAACCCAGCGTGTGAGTGCTGCAACCAATTGGTCTTTGTTGAGTTGTCCTGCATCAATAGCAATATCTAGATCACCAGATGTGGGTTTGAGTCCTGTGGTACCCAGTGTGTTGTTCTGCAGATCAAGCCCGGGCAGCAATTGCTCTAGCCAGGCAATTGTGGTTTTAACATCTGTTTGATTGATACGCTGTGTCAATGGATTACCATTGCCGTCTTTGAATACGTTACCACCTTCTGTTATCACATGATATGTCATGGTAACAATCCAAGTCCGCCAGCAATGGCATTGATCAATTTATTCTGTGTGGGCCGTATAGGTTGACTGTACCTACGTCCCAAGGACTGCATTGTTTGAATCTCTCGGGCAAATTGTTGTTGTATTTGTTGTATTTCAGGATCACTAGCACCTGCGACACCACCTGGTGCTGGTGCGCCTGGCACACCACGCTTGCCACGTGTGAAAACATCACTGGCCATGGCATTTTGAATATATTTGGCTAGTTCTTGAAAACTTCGATCCAGTGAAGGATCGCTTAGATCTGCACTGTTGTTGATAATACTTTGGGTTACTTGATTTATCATATTAGGCAACGGAGCACTGAGATCAGCAATTCGCATGCGCCCAGCAAACAATCTATTTTCAATATAACTGGTCATTATTTGACGTAGTCGATCGGGCGGTAATTTGCGAATATCGGTTACCTTGCGAGCAGCCATTTCAGCTTGTATTGCAGCAGCCCAGGTTTTTTTCATGCTGTCTGCTTGTTGATTGGCCAAAGGGGTAGTAAGTTGCATACCAGCACGTCGTTCTTGCCCGGGTAGCGCAGAGGCAGGTTCTATTCCCATGGCCTGCTTGGCTATGCCACCCAGAGCTCCGGGTATTGCTCCCCAATTAACCTCGTTTACAGGCTGAGTAATTTCAAATAGTTTCATCAGTTTTTCTAACAGTTCTTGTGAATTTTGTAGGGTCGCGGAATTTTATTGCATTTAAAAACTTGCGCTGCAGATTTTCTGCTTGCTCGCCAGGAAAACTCTCATCAATTTGTTCCATTAGTCTAATAGCCGATGCAATGATATTGTTGGCGCGACTTTCAACCACATGGCGCTGATCGCGCTCAGTGTACATTGATTCTAGTTCTTCAAGGATGCTACGTGTCTTTTTTTGCATTTTTCTGCGTCCTGATGCTTTATTTATTGGAATTATTGGTTATCATATATTGAATATTTAATGGCCTCTTGTGATATCAAATTAAATATCGCACAGGCAAACAAAGGCACATTATGGCAAATGAACTAGAACAAATACAGGCACTATTGGCAGAATTTCGCAGACCTTGTCCCGAGGACGAAGAATATCAAGAACGACTAGCGGAAGAATTTGGTATAATAATCAATCAAAGATTCACTGAATATTTTTTAAAAATACGCAGAGTATTAGATCTCAATAAAGACATTCCACACATGACTCGCGGATCCGCAGGATCCAGTTTGGTTTGTTATCTCATGGGTATAACCGACGTTGATCCTATAGAATGGCACATACCCTTGGCACGTTTTTTAAATCCTTTTCGAGACGATCTACCTGATGTAGACATTGACGTTCCGCATCATAAACAAGAACTAGCTATGCAGCGCATATTTGATGCTTGGCCGGGCAAGACTGCACGCATATCAAACTACGTAATGTACAAGGAAAAGTCAGCACGACGAGAAGCTGCCAAGCGACTTGGTGCCAAAGGACGTTTGCCAAAAGACATTGACTATGCCAAACTGGGCATTGATGTAGAAGAAGCCCAACGCATTGAAAAGAAACTCATGGGCAAGAAACGCTGCTTGAGTAAACACTGCGGAGGAGTTATAGTGTTTGACCGCAAGTTGCCACAGAGCTTGTTTCGCGATGACAATCTTATACTACTGGACAAAAATGAAGTTGAAGATCTGGAACATTTAAAAGTAGATATACTAGCCAACCGTGGACTCAGCCAGCTCATGGAAATTGATTCCACACAAATGTTACATGAATATCCCAAGACTGATGAACTCACAGCTGATCTACTGAGTCGAGGTGATGTACTGGGTGTAACTCAAGGCGAATCACCTGCTATGCGAAGATTGTTTAGAGCCATACAGCCTACTTCAGTTGATGACTGCGTGTTTGCCACTGCGCTGGTACGCCCGGTGGCAGTTGAAGGTCGCAAAAAAGCTTCATTCTTTCATGACTGGACCAAGAAGTCTGTACAAGAGTCTGCTATAGTATGTGAAGATGATGCTATAGAAAAAATCATGAAGTTGATTGGTGTCAATGCATATGAAGCTGATATGTATCGGCGTGCATTTGGCAAACGCAATGAAGAAAAGGTCATGGAGTTTATGGCACGTCTGGGCGATCATCCTGAGCGTGATCAAATACGTGCAGAAATGCAAAGTCTGTCAGGCTTTGGTCTTTGTCGTGCTCATGCAGTAAATCTTGGCAGGCTGATCTGGGCCTTGGCTTATCAGAAAGCCCACAATCCTCGCGAGTTCTGGCGAGCAGCTCTCATGCACTGCCAAGGTAGTTACGCACGTTGGGTCTATCGTAACGAAGCCAAGCGTGCTGGATGGGATCTACGTGATCTAGGATTTGACAATTGGATCACAGAAGATCCAATAGAAAGCTTTGTTGAACATGGTGCTTGGAACTCACCTGGATTCTTGCCCAACATGGGCGTGCGCAATCTTTATCTTGATCAATTTGAATTCGCTGGCATTGTGGCCAACAGTCGTGTGTTCAGAAGAGAAAAACAAAAGTACATTCATTTCATCACTCTAGGTGTAGGTGAAGGAGAGTATGTAGATCTTATTGTGGATCGTCCAATCAAGTATCACAGTTCGTCGGTGATTGTTGGGCAGGGTAAAATACACAACAAAGACAACTCACAGTTTTTGCAGGTGTGTCGCAGTAATATTTCTGCTATGAACATTGACTGCTATCTTAAACTATAGATAACGAGAATAAAAATCAACTATGGCTGGAAAACTTGATTTCCAGTCCTGCCCACGTATCTGATCAAGACGTTGAGTTTCCTGTAGAAAAAGTTTTATTCTAGCTGAATCCTCTTGCCAGTTATCACCCAGTGCAGGCTGTATACTGGAGTTACTCAATGCTTGATAATATTCCCATGTGATATTTTGTGGATTGAGATAATCGTGTTTTACCAACTGGGTTGTGTGATCAACTGCATCACCTTCTTGATTGGTTGCAAAATTTTCCTGCAGCCATTGTTTGACTTCTTGATAATACCACAAATTCAAACAACTTGTACACTCTTGCACAAAAAACATCACATTGCTAGGCAATGTAGCTCGTAGGTGCAGAAGATTGTCCTGGGTTTGACTCCATACAGCTGGCCATCTTAGATATTCAAATCTATCGCCAATACCATCAATACTGATCATGAGTTTAACTAACTGAAATTTATCTATTGTTTCAAAGTATCTTGGATCTATGGGCTGAGTTCCGTTGGTCTGAAACCCCAATGTAAGTTTGTGCTTTGCGTCTGGAACCAGGGATGCAATGTATTCAGCTGCATGCCAGTAGGTGTTGCCCAATAGTGTTTCTCCGCCGCAAAACTGTATCATTCCAAGATTGGTTAAATCAAGTCCAGCAAGCACTGATTTGATCTTGTCAAGATTGGCAGTTTCACGATACTCACTGGGCGATCCTTGATCTTTTAACTGTTTGATCCAGAGCGTGCTTGAATGAGGGCCACAGGTTCTACAGGCCAGGTTACAACTTCGATCAAACAGCAGATCAATACGCTGTGGTCCAGTTAAGTTTTTTTCCACGCCAAACTTTTCTATCATGGACAGTCTAAAACTTTTGACACCAACTTTTTCTAGATTTTCACATTGCCAGCATCCAGGCAACCATTGATCTGTATTGTTATGTTGTCTGATTTCTTGAAAATGTTTTCCGTTCCAATCAACTTGATCATTGATCATTAGATTAAGCGGAGTTGTACTTAAACAGCATTGGTTGTACTGCATACGGCCGTCATGTTTAAGATCAATGTTTAAACCGCCGTGTATCATTGGACAATATAAACTGTTCATGTTAGCTGGTTTTGATCTTGCTCAACAACTGTTTTAACTTTGCTGATTGTACATCTGCTGTGATTTTACCTGGCTCATCTGCCGCCACAGCAGATGTTTCTTGATCTTCCGTGAGTTGACTTTTGGCCTTGATGCTTTCATAGATGCTGGGCGCACGTTTCTTGAATTCTTGATAATCTGAGTCTTCTGCAAGGTCTCGTATGCGCAGACTTTCCACATCAAATTCTAGTTCTACTTTTTGTCCTACACCTGAACTGCTACGTGTTTTCATCAACTGTAATTGATAACGTCCTTTTTCACGCATGCCTCGACTGGTGAAAATACCAAACACATTGTCTGCTGTGTTGATTTTACTGATACCACCAGATATATGACTGTGATCAAACTCAACTTCATCTACTGCACCACGATTTAACTGCGACGCTGTCACAAACAATATGTTGAGTTCACGAGCAAGATTGCGCAGTTCTTCACTCACATACTTGTCTTTTACAAACAAATCATTGGGTGACACCTTGGCACTAACTGGCATCAGCAAGTCTAGATAGTCAACACACAGAAAGTCAGCGCGGAGCCCAGTTTGTATTTGCAGTTCTTTAAGATAGGCACGTATGTCATTCACAGTGCTCTGTGCTGGCATGTATTTGACCTGTAGCCTACCTGCTTTTTTAGCCATCATCTTTACTTTCATTTCCACAGTGTCAATGTCACGGAAAATGTCCTTGGCTGCTGTATTGGTCAACATACTGTCAATACGATAGGAACACAGGCCTTCTGCTAGTTCCAATGTGATATACACTCCGCTGAGTCCGGCAGTGACCCAGTTCACAGCAAGATTTTGCATGAACAAACTTTTGCCTGAACCTGACCCACCAGCAAATATCTGCAGTTCGCCGCGATTGAATCCACCATACAGTAGTTTGTCCAGCGCAGGCCAACCCGTGGAGTTTTGTCCGTTGTTGCTTTTCAATGCCATCAAACGAGCTCGCGGATCAGCAAAATAGTCTGTACCCATGTCCTTGGTAAGACTGATTTGCACAGCATCCTTGATCAATTTTTCCACAGGATCAAAGTTGCCTTTTTCCAGTAGATCAGCTGCCTTGAGTATGGCACGCTCTAGTTCTTGACGGCGTGTGAATCCTTCAAACTCTTCTAACAACCAGTCAAAATGACCTTCATTGAGATCAGGCACTGGCAACAGTTTCACACCTGTGGCTGCTGAAATCTGCGCTCGGTCAGGCATGGTCTTGTGTGCATCGCAATGTTCCTTGATAAACTTAGCAGCCGCCCTAAGACTTCGATCAAAGTTTTCAGGATTAAAAATGTTTTGCACCCGCACGTAACTTTGTGCATCCTCTAGCATCATTTCTAAAAACAAACGCTGTACATCAATATTGTAATCTTTTATCATGACTTTGTTAGTTATTGGCTTTCCAACTCAAGTTCAACAAACTTAGGCCATAGTGAGTGTGAGAAAAAATGCTGGTTACCATCTGGGCCATGATGTCCTGCCCAGCCATGAAGATCAAAATCCTTAGGTCTGTTTATTCCTATGTTAATACCTCTATAGGTGTTATCAAACAAAATACAGCGTTGGTGAGAAAGGCAATAATCAAGTAAAAATTCACTCGGTGGCCAACGATTATTTTTGTCCCAAGGTGCTTCAAGGTTTACTATGATATAGTGTGCAGCAAGCTGATCTAGCCATTGCGTTAATAGAAAAATTTTACGCATTGCGTCGACTTCAGTGTATGTTCGAAAATTGTTGACTACAACATTGCTAGGCCGCTCGTGGCCATGTAAACTTATTAGACTCCGATGACATAGAATATCTAGTTCTTGTTCCTGCCATGATGCTGTGTTAAACTCTAGAGCTTTGTACGGCGTATCTTTGAACATATCAAAAACTGTGATACGTTCCAGTGGCGGCACGCCAATCAGTAACACGTCTCGTTCAAGATCAAATTGCTGATGTAATCCTATTACCAACTGCATAACACTATCAAAACTATTTTTTCGTCGTGAACAATTCACAATGGTAGGAATATCTGCACATTCTGCTAGTTTTCCCCAGAAGCTTTCTCTTGGGTTTACGCATTCATATGGCGTGGTATAACTGTCGCCGAATACCCAAAGATTACGCCAGTGGTTTCTCAAACTTTTTTTCAAGTTGCCTCCGTCGAAGTTCAATTTTTAATCTGTTGGTTTGACTTGCCTGCATTATCTGTATCAGTGTGGCCAATCGGCCTTGAGCACGTACTGCATCATTTACATCTTTAATACTGCTAGGCCACTCGGGCATGCTTACTGCCCAGCCTAGCTCAATGGCTCGATCTACTAGTTTCATGCCTGCTTGATCTTGATCAGGAACCACAATTACATCACGATCAAGACTACGTATAAGCTTGACCTGTGCATCGTTTATTTCAGCATGTAACACAGCCAAGGCATGAATACTCAGTGCATCAAATACACCTTCTGTGACTATTACTTGTTGCCAGTTTGCACGCTGTTGGTCAATCCCAAACACATATCCATGCTGCATGTCATGTATGTATTTTGGAATACGCTTGTCCAACATTCTACAAGTATAACCTACCACAGTATTGTCATAGGTAAATGGCACAATTACCTGCGGGCGTGTCCAATGAATACTGTCATTTATTTTAACTGTCATTATAGGAAAATCTTCAGGAACACACCGATCTCGTAAGTACTGCCATTCTTGTGTGTGCTCCGGGGTAACAAGCTCTGCTGCCGGTGGCAGATCCTTTTCGTCAAACTTGATTCCTGAAATTACATCAGCAGTGCGTTTACGCTCATCAATTATTCCCTGTACACTGCGATATTTCAAACTCTCAAGGTTAATGCGTTCAATATCCTGTTGCGGCACTGCAAGCCAAGACAAAAATTTGCGAGACTTAAATGACAGCGTGCGGCCAGGCACAAAGCTAGCAGTGAACCCGCAGTTGAAACAGTGATAGCTCCAACTGGTATCGACGATCTTTATGCCGCCGCGTTGTCTACGATCTGCCGATTCACCATTATGCACACAACAAGGCGCATTAAAGGAAATCCAGCCCGAGCTAGTGCCTTTTCTTTTGGCCGGCAAATAATTGGTTATATCAATCACACTGTTATTATAGCACGATCTATCTCAGGAATCAATAGATCACGGATGACCTGATGTCCTTTTTCGTTAGGATGTCCATGCTCACATGCTAAAGATTTTGAGTCTTGATACATCAGTGTCTGTAACGATTGGTTGGTTAACACTGAGTTGGATGCATATTGTGACAAAGGCGGTGCGATACTGCAAAACTGCAACACACCAGCATGATGCATTTGGATACCTTCCCAAAACAGCAGTGATTCTTGGTATCGCAATTTCCTAAGTTCTAAACAGTCAGTTAATGTAAAATGTTGTTTAACCATAGTTGACCATTCAGGATCAACATCGGCTTTGGCATAGTGTACCCAGGCGCTGTGTACGAAACGATGCCAATCAGGATCATTTGGAAACATCTGTCGATTGGGATCGTAATAACTGGTGCGGTTGGCATCTGTGTGGCACGCTAATACCAAGCATTGATCCAAGGCCACAGTTTCGTGCTGTCTCCACCATAGATAACACCATGTGGCGCTTTGCATACTGCCGCCAGGCCAACCAAAGTTTTCACTTTGCACATTATAGTGTGAAGCTAATTGGCCTAAAAAACAATTTTGTTCTCGGTACTGTGTATTTTCTTGCCAGTATGCCCCGGCACGAGGATAGCGAGATTGTAGCTCTGGGTCAATAAGTTCGTCGCCCCACATAAACGAATCACCAAAGCCTACAATTTTTTCAAACTTCATCAGTAATCAAAACGAACTTCGTAGGTTGAGGTGAGATAATCTACTTTGCCAGCTTGAAAGTCTACCATATGAGCTCTGATCCAGGTATATTCTCCAAATATAAGAAAGCTGGTGGTCAAGGTGTTTAGTGTGCTGTCATTGAGATCAATAGATCCTAGATCAACCCATGCGGATGCCAACGGTATTGAATCTAGAGTGCCTTGAATAAACACAGTGCCTTGGAAATTTTCCACTCGCATTTCAATGGTCTGTACAGCTTCATAACCTTGATAGTAACCATTACCTTTGCCTGCCTCACTGTAAAATGCAAGACTTGATCCGTCGTAATTACCGTTAGGTACGCCATTTTGAAGATTTTGTAGTAATATTGTTGTAGCCACTGTAGTTACCTGTATAAAATGTCCAATACTGCGCCGCCATCTATTAACACAGTGGCACAGGTACTGCCTGCAATCTGTAACGGTGTGTATCCTTCGCCACCATCAACCACAGTGATGCTTTGTACCCCACCAGCATCATTAACTGTGCTAACAGCCTGAGCACCTGCGCCATTGCCAATGATTGTGACTCTTGGTGGTGCTAGATATCCATATCCTGCTGCTGTGACATCTACACTGGTAATTACACCATCTGTGGCTGTGGCGCTGGCCTGGGCACTGTAACCCAGGCGATTATCAAAAGCAATGCGTAGCCTGTCATAGTAGCCGGTTACGGAGTACACTTTCCAACCTGATTCAGCTGCGTATTCATAACTGTAGCTTACATCTACCCACTCAAGTTCGTCATCCTGTTTGCCTTGAAACTTGATAGTGCCTGTGTACACATCTAATAGCATTTCAAAAGTGGTATTAAAACTAGGCTGTAGAACCTCACTACTGAAGTATTGTGCTTGTCCTGCTGAGTCCCCAGGAGGACCATAGGTAGTAGGAATACTTAAATGTTGGCTTGGCAACGGCATTGGAGCCACGCTGTCAACGATGTTGCAATCGCCTCGGGCGCCAGCATTGTCGTCTACATACGCAGCTTCTATGTAGTTGCCCTGAGCACGAATTATACTATAGCTGGCAGGCTGTGCTAACAAACTATCAGTGTCACGACTGCTGATTACTACCTTGACTCTACCCTTGGTGGGCGCAATAATTTCCATGGGTTTTTCAAACAGCAGCACAACACCCTCTTGATCAATAATACGAAAAACAAAGTTGCTGCCAGTGATGTTGACGGGCTTTTGATCTTGATTGATAAACTCAAACAACAACACGTTGTCAACACCACGATTAACTGTTAATGATTTTGCATACACGGGCTCATACCTCGCTGTGAAATAGTTTCCGTTGGTCTCAACCAAAAGTACGCGGGCTTTTTGCTGGTATAAGTACGCTGTGGTTGAATACATAAGGATCTCCGAATAATATTTATGGGCAGAGAATTTTTTGATAGACTGGCTGAAAAATACCCATTTATCACCCTGTGCGTGTATGCTGAGGCAGAATACGTAGGAGTGGTACAGAATAGAGATGAAACTATCACTACGATCTACGACTTTGGCACCTTGGTTAGCCAGGATCAAAAGCAAAAATTCATTGAATTAGCCAATGTCTGGTGGTGGGAAAGCAATCGCAGCATCCCAATCAACATCTTTTTGCGGGGCGATTGGGACGAGTTCCGTCATTGCTTGCGCACCTTTATGAATAGAGATCTTACTATTATACACGGGCCTGTGTGCAGTTTAAATGACATCAGTAAAAAACGCACCAAGAGAAAAAGTATAACTCTAGTCCGACGTGTTGATTAAATTCATGTGCAATCCTACTAGTACAGCATAACTCACAGCATGGGACTTTTTAAAGCTGTATCCTTCATCAGTGCTGTCCCAAATAGTGCCACTGATATCTTGCCAAGTTTTCCCCACTAGATATCTTTTGCCCGGACGTATCAAAGCCAGAAACATAGCCATTCTGGGAATACTGTTGACTGGTTCTGACATAGTCTGCAACAACCCATAGTGATTGTTGATATGCACTATGCGCTCTACAAATTCTTTTTCTTGTAGCCTATGCCAGGGCGGTGGCTGATCCAACAGTTCTTGGTAATGCCCTTGATCACGTATACCCTGATACACAGTCATATTCAGCAGATCTAGTTTGAAGTATCCGCGTTCTTCCGCCTCACGATAGTCAATAGCAGCACAGTCATTGACTGGATCGTATGGGATGGGAGTAACATACACACCTGAATTATGCCGCCGATGTTTTTGATCATGTACCTGACGAGCAGCAATGTGCGGAATCAAAGCCAACACTTGATCTCTATTAGCTAGGTCAATATCAATGTCTGGTTTTTTCATGTATAATTTTGTAGAGTTGTGCACCAGCAGGACTTGACAACACTATACATTGAGCACGGTTGTTGAGCAAAGTTTTTTGAGCAAAGTCAGACTGAAAAACCTGTGGATGATCAAGCAACCAATTCAATGCTACACATTGCTGTTGCCAACGCTCCATGTGAGATTGGCATTGATCAAATTTGGTAAGTTCTTTGGGCAACAAGCACCAGGCCGTTTCAAATCCTAGATCACGAAACAATGCATGCATATTGCATCCACCAAAAGGCATGGCCCAACGTTGATGCAAAAAACAACGCAGAGATTTTTCATTTAAACTTACTAGATTGTTTTGCCAGGTAGATTCAGGATATACTATCACACTGTGTTGTCTGAACTCTGTGAAAAATCTGTCATAAAATTCTACCTGCCCAAATCTACCATTAACACCTGACGGTAAAGCAGGCCATCTCTGTTCCGGCGGATATAGATTGAGTTTATTGTTAGCGTAGTGATCGTTAAAGTGGATTCTAGCATCAGTGTCAAAACTGTCTTCGTGCCAGGCAAATTTTGTTTCACTGGCACTTTGATTATGCAATTGATTGTGATGTGCAAGTCTGGGCACATTTTTTTCCAGCAAGCCAGTGATATATTGTCTCCAGGATCTATTTCGTCCATTGATATAAATCATAGATCCCGGCAACGGTAACAACGATTGATATTCACGACTGGGTGCAAACATTGGTTCAATGTATGTGCGCCTATGATAGTTCCAGTGCAGCATGGTGGTTATAAGTCTTGAATTCAGCTGCTGGTATCGAGGGTGTGAATGATGTAACACAGTGTTGCATGCCAAGTAACTGTGTTGATATCGGTACAGTATTTCATACATGACTTCGGTCCCACGACCAAATGCTTCATCTGCATTGTCTAGTATAACTAGATCGTAGTCATTGATGTTGTTGGGCACAGCATCAGGCATACTCAAGAACAATAGATTAACCGTGTTGTGCTGTGGTGCAGAAAACTGTATGTCTGGCGTGTGTTGATAATCACTGCGCCACTGCCATTCTGCTACCAAAAAATCAAAAATTTCTTGGCCAAAGTAATCTTGCCTGTCTGATGTGATAGAAATCTGTGTCATGATACACTGTGAAACTTTAATGAAAAGAAACTGGCAAAAGCAGGATCTTTAAACTTAAAATGCAATTCATTCATGCTGTGTTGAAACGACCATTCATAGTCCGAACCAAGATCAAGTCCTTGGGATCTACACCAGTGACTGAGTTCTATTCCTTTCTGAGCACGCCATCCTAGAGCAGTGTTTGAGTAACCTGCTAAACTCAAACGCACCAAAGTCAAAGTCCAGCCTCATTGAGAATGTGTTTGCACCATTCTACGTCAGCAGGGAAAGTTTCAAACTTACGATGCCAAAAATCAGGGTCAATAACAGGAAGGACAATGGCAATGCTATCTTGGTTAAGACTTTCAAGCCAGTCACGCCCACTGCCACAGTTATAGATAACCCAAGGACTAACACGACCAGTGGTAATATGATGACAGATCCTATTAGTATTAC